TACCACCTGATTGCTTAAGTGTTATAGCACCTCCGTTGTAGTCGTCTCCAGCTCCATAAACGAATAGAGTTTGATTAGACGTAGTAGTGTTAGGCTTAACCCACATAGATACACTCCAAGCATTACCATCCCCATTAGTCGCTCTTTCGAGTGAGTTCATGTTTACAGGATTGCCTTGCATATAAGTACTAGTACCATTAAAGTCAAGTGACTTAGTGTTAGTATATGAAGGAGCTGTTATAGTTACAGTAACTGTGAAGTTCACAGTCCCTCCAACGGCATTACCAGCCTTACAGTTCACAACAATAGTATCCGCAGCAGTTCCAGTATGAGCAGGAGCTGTTCCAGAAAGTATACCAGTGTTTTGATTTAATGACATCCAACTAGGAGCATCTTCCTCTACGAACTGATTTACTATATTGTTAGAACTTACTATTTGATAATTTAACACATCACCTTGAGTAATAGATACAGTTTGATTAGCTACAGTAGGAACAAAGTTAGCGTCAGGTTGTGACCCTTGTCCTATAGTTTGCTTAGTGATATTAGGTAAGTCTACATATTGTGTATTACCATTAACCCCATAGTATAAATAAATATCAGAACCATCAGGATTAACTATACTAGTAGCAACTAGATCATTATAAGTCTCACTCCATATCTCTAACGTATTGTTAACTGTATATCGTAAAGAGAATAAACCTTGTTGAGTACCTGCTCCGCCTTGTCTCCAAGATGGAATAGTACCACCACCTGCAGTGAAATAGCGTGTTGAAGCAGTATTATGACTCCAGTTAACATCAGCTATGATTGACTCATTGGTTTGATATTTAAATGAAGTTAACAACTGATCCTCAGCAGTTACCACACCAGTAGAAGCTCCAGTATAATCTATACCGAAGGTCTCACCAGCACCTTGTTTATTTAAAGGTATCATATATTTCTCACCTGGAGATAAAGCTAAGTTTCTCTTTAGTACAGTATGCGTAAGCACACCGTCCAATACACCAGCCTCAGTTCCAGCATAGTCATGTTCTATTTGCCATAGGAAATTAGAATCACTAATAATACCATTAGGTAAAACTCCATTAGCCCACGTATACATCTGTATATTAAAAGATGATACAGCTAAAGGATTCGTAGTACGAGCTATTTCTATCTCACCACCACCTGAATAATCTATAAGTGTTAGAATCCCATCACTAAGAAACCTCATACCTAAAGCATCGCCATTGTTCACTATATACTTAGTTCCGTTAGTGGTATTAGTCAACGTACTATTAGAACCAGCAATAAATCCACCAGCATAAGTAAATGACGTGCCCCAATTAGAAGCGGTATTAGCTCCACCATTATAGGCTATAGGAGACTCAGCTCCATCCCAGATTCCTAGAATAAGGTTGCTACCTCCGCCTGATTGGAAGTTCCATCTAAACTCAGAACCTGTAGTCAACGCTTCACCAAAGTAAAGTGGTAATTGTTGATTAATAGTAGAGTCATTAGTAGAAGTACCTACAGCATCATTAGCATTAGTTCCATATGATATAAACCATCCAGATCCGCTAGCCAAACTAGTAGAGCCGTTAATCATATTAGAAGCATCAATACTTATAGTAGAAGCATCGGACATAACTAAAACTAAGTCACTACCAATTACAGAACCACTAACCACATTTAAGCTACTAGAGCCACCCAATGCACTTGCATCAATAGCAATAATACTTCCATCACTCTTGGTCAGGTTTAGGGTATTGCCAGTAACACTACCACTAGTTATAGTTGTATCGTTATCAATAGCAAGCCCAGCAGCATCTATAAATACAGATGTAGCGTCGTTCATAGATAAAGTTATAATAGTTCCATTAAGGACGGCACTTGTAACAAACTTGTCTTCGTCAACACCTAATGTAGTTACATCAGTTGTAAAGGAAGTACCATCGTTAAGTCCTAGAGTTAAATCATTTCCTGTAAGGTTAAATGAGTTTACGAATGTATCACTACCTCCACCACCAGTAAAACCAGAAGTGTTAGTAAATATAGCATTTAATTCAACTATAGCAGTATTAAGTACAGAATTTACATAAGAGCCATCTATAGTGATTGCATTAACAGGTAGAGATTCTACTATAATTTTCGCACCACCTTTAAGCTTTATTCTTATTTCAGTACCGTTAGCAATAGCTTCTAAGGCATTAATAGGATGTGGAACTAACAAACTGTCAGCACCTAGAGAAAGATCTCTTAGGAACACTGTAGAGCCTGTAGCGTCCAATCCAAAGTCCATAGCTTTATACTTTAAGTAAGGAGAGATTAACTCTAAGTCCTTATCTTCAAATAGTCTATTATGTACAGTAGCTTGATATTGAAAGCTTCCATCTGGATTAGCAGTACTACCTTGTCTAACCAAGAAAGCACCTAAATCAACGTCATCAGAAATACGAACTTTCATTATCTCAGCATACAAAGTAGTTCCAGCTCTAACGTCTACAGGGTGGTCAAAAAACCACTCGATAACGTCACCAGCATAAACATGACTTGCAGCAGAAGAACGTGCAGCAGACCTAGGTAGGACTTGCTTATATACGTTTCTTCCAGAAATCTCAATACGGTACTCTAATCTAACATCACTAGAAACCTCTTCAGCAGCAGTAGTTGTTATACCTAGTCCAGTAATATTAACACCGAAGTAGTTATCACCAGCATAAGGTACAGCCGTCAAAGGGTCTGGAGTACCTCTAAGAGGTAAACTAAACATATCAGTATAAACCCTACCACTAGGAGGTATAAACCCACTAGCACCTTGGTTAACAGTTAGCGACTGATCTTTTAATCCTCCCCACATAGGGAAGAAGTTAATATCAGAAGTTAAGTTCGTAAAGAATATATTCTCAGAACCAGAAGACATCTTATGTTGCTCACCTAAGAATAGGGAGTTAAGTGTAGTCTCAATAGCTCTATCAGCAATCAACTTACCACTAGCAGGGTCGTACACAAAGTGAGATAAAGTCTCAGCTTCAGCAGCACCACCTGGAACGAATAGTCCATCTAGTTTAGCTTGAATCTCAGCAGCGGTTTCGTGTAGCGTTAAGTAGGCATCACCTAGCTTAGCTACTAATTGCTCTTTAGTTTCGTATTCAGTAAGGAACTCTTCACTGATAGCAGAAGTAATATCTACCCAGTTTGTGTCTTCTATACCTTCTTGTAATACATATATCTCTTTCTCTGAGATCACGTAAGTTTGTAGACCTTCATAGCGGGCTAGGGCTGGAATGGCATCTCTCGAAACAAGATCAGCACAAACTAGTCTTGAGTCTATGGGGTCGGTTGACTGGACTCTAAATCCAGATACTATATCGTTAAAAGCCATTTGTTATTGTTTTAATTATTGGTATTAACCCCTCCGAAGAGGAGGTTTTTTATTATTCTCCTTCGTTATATAAAGTTGTTACCTCTTCGTCTGTTAAGGATCTAGTGTATAATCTCAAATCGCTTATTCTTCCGTCAAAAGGAAGTGAATTTCCTGAATATTGACCTAATATAAAAGCCGTTCCTGAGAATGTATATTTAGCCAAGCCTGAAGTTCCAATAGAAGTTCCATTCAAAAAACCTTCATAGGAAGCATCGTCTTGAACTATGGCGATATGATTCCAAGCACCCATCGTTAATGAACTTGTTACACTACCATACCCGACTTGTAACTTTAATGTGTTACTAGAATTGGTAATCTCAACATTTATTAACCCATAATCTAAATCCGCACCTTTAATAGTGAAAGCGACTTGAGTTCCGCTAGTTCGGTTATCTGTCCAAAACCACATAGACATAGTCCTATTAGCAACATCAAACGTAGACAGCGCTGTATTGGGTAAAGTTATCTTATCATTACTTCCATCAAAATCAAAGTAACCTCCTGTATTCCAAGTAGCACCACTTATAGTACCATTAGAACCGTCTGGAAAGTTATGTAGATCGTACCAAGTATTTCCAGAGCCATCGTAAGAATCAACATCATTAGCGTCTAAGTGAAGGATTCTTCCCTCTATTCCTGATCCCGCCAACTCAGTATGTATAAGTCGTTCATTAATCATAATTATCTATATTACATACTCAAGAACTTCAGCTATATTATCTAGTTCAAAAATATCATTATCCCTTTGGTTGTGGCTATCTCTTATAGCTTGTCTAGAGTCAAGTACGCTCTGAGGTATAGGAGTTCCTAGCTCAGACCTCCTAGTAATGTACCAGTCGGTTACTGACAACTCTGAGTGAGTGTAATTCCTAAGCTCCTCTAGTTTTGCGAGTTTAGCTTGATCTATTGTAACGCTATAATCCCTATCCTTTATATCATAGGTAAATGCGTTTAATTCGTTATCAAAGTGCATATTGTATATAGACTCTGTATTAGCGTCGTATAGAGGTGTTATGACGTCCATAAACCCCAACTGCTCTAATCTTTCGGTGGACAGCTTAGAAGCGTTTAAAATAGTTCCTGAGATAGTTTTTAGCGTGTTTGGAATCTTCTTGTATTTAACAATCTTTCCTCTTTCTAATCTTGCTTTCATTACACAGTATAGTTTGATATAGTAGCGAAAACTTCAGTACTATCGTTAGTTGAAATAAGTTGAATAAAATTAGTTGTAGCACTTCCAGAGTACTCGCCACTGATAACCTTAACGTAGGCAGGTAGCCCTAGTGAGAAGTCTCCAGACATAACTAAAGTTTTGACCATTCCAGTGCTTACGTTTGAGAACGTTAGTGTAGTTGCACCTGAAATAGTTTTAGTAAATACAGCAGCAGCACTAAAGTCAACATTATCTGTAGTCATAGCTTGAGATTCAGTAAACTCAACACCTAGCTTAGAGCTGTCTATTGAATCGTCAATAACGCTTGGTGGGAAAATGTCTATTATATTTGGCATGATGTATTGTTTTAAGTTTATTATAATATAGCCCCCTCCGAAGAGGGAGCGTATATAGTTTGGATTAGTTTACACCCATAAGAGCCCATCCAGTAGTACCATCAATGTAAATTAGTTCGAAGTTAGCAGTTGCATCGTTCAATACTAAATCACTTGTAGCACCTTGAATTGGTTGTGCATTACGTGCGATAATTGTATCAGTTCTACCTGACAAGTTTACAATTTTAACCCAGTCTCCAACAGATGGAGAAGCAGGCAAAGTGTAAGTAATTGTTTGAGTAGCTCCAGGAATAACACGAACAGCGTTAGCAACTAGAGTTTGGTTAGTGTCAGCAGCAGAAGTAGCAGTTACATCATAAGCGATAGGAGCAACAGCAGCAACACCTACATTGATTTGGTCATCATTAGTTCCATCAGCAGCAACAGTAAAGCTACTAGAAAAGTTGATAGCACCTAAAACACCTGAAGTAGAAGGAACAGCAGTCTCGTCTAATTCGATAGATAAATCATTGTTGATAGTTCCACCACTCATAGAGATACCTACACCACCTACAACGTTTACGTTACCAACTTGTCTCCAGTCAGAAGAAGCAGAAGCTCCAGCAGAAGATTGGTTAGTACCAACGTAGATTAAAGTAACAGTGCTAGGTGTACCGTCAGCATCAACAGTAACGATAGCAATATCCCCCTTGTTATACTGGTTAGTAGATGTAGCGTAGAAATCTGTTAAAGCAGCAGACTCAGTATCTGAGTTAGAGTCAAATGCGAAAGTGTTTCCTATCTCAATAGCAGGAAGCTTTGAAGATGGAATTAGAGATGTGTCATCTCCTTTAGCCCAAGTAGATACTTGTGCAGCTCCAGAACCGAAGTCATTTGGGTCGAGTCCTGGGAAAATTGTTTTTAAATTTGGCATAATTGTTTGTGTTAACTTTGACCGATTATATTCCAGCCTAAAGTAGGGTTAATAAATACTAAGCTAAATGATGACGAATTGTCATCGAGTACTAGGTTGTCGGAGTATAGTCCATGCAGAATGTTACCGTTTAACTGAATCTCGTTAGTCGTATCTTGACTTAAGTTTGATACGTGAACTACATCACCAGGCAGCGGGTTAGCTGGTAGAGGCATCAACAAGCCAGTCATTCCTAGTGGAATTACATTAGCAGTGTTAATCTCTAACGATGAGTCGGCAGTAGATAATATCTTTACATTTACAGATATATCGTTTGACTCAAAGCTTCCAGATAGCAGTCCTGAGATAAGTGTGTATTCGAACCGAGCGTTATCAAAAGCGATAGCGGTGTCTAATTTATATACATTAAATCCATGCTGTACTATAGTAGGGTACTCTTCTATATCATCTAGACCTAAATCATTCTTTATACCAGTAAGAGGATGATCCTCGTCAACTATTATATAAATGAAGTCTAAAGCATTAGCAGTAATCTCTACTTCTGTTCTATTTGGTATTACATTAGGAAATCTAGAAGTCCATAAACTCAAGTCTTCTATCTGAGCGTTGCTTATAGTAGCATCCGTAAAGGTAGCAATCCTAGGAGACTTAATAGCTCTAAGTTCTTTCCTACTAAATATAGTGGTTGTAACTGATGTATCTAAAGCAGACACAAAAGTAATTGTAGTTGATATACCTATAAAGTTATCCGTATTACCTACAGTGACTATATTACCTGATACTGAACCATCAGAGTCAGAAGTCATGCTATAAGTAACGGAATCAAATATCCAGCCATTGCTAGTAGCGTAAGAGGTTGGCATAGTTACAGTACCTGAGTCATGCAACTCGTAGTATCCATTCTGAGGCTCACTTCTAAAGTTCTGGTAAGTCTCATTAATTACAGCGGTAGGTGAGGTCATTGAGCCTATTTGCTCCATTCTAACCTTAAGTATAACATCTCCAACAAAGAAGTCTGTACCGAGCTCATTAAGCTGCTCAATACTAACACTCTCTACTGTTTGTACATATACATTAAACCCTTTGCTTTCTAAATTAATATACTCATCAAAATCAACATCTAATATTCTTTGAATCTCAGCTACCAAGGCGTCTCTAGTCTCTCTAGTGTCTGCATTAATCTCTGAGCGTGATACAGCTTTGATTCCTACAAAGTAGTCGTAGGAGCTTCCTTGAGCTGTTACAGCGACCTCTTGTATATCGTTATTATCTATCTCGATAGCAACGTATGGGTAAGGCGTGTTTACAGTTGGTGTACCTTGTATAATGGTATTCCAAGTGTTTGGTATGTAAGGAATGGCAGCAGTTCTAAACTGAGCTCTTAGTTTTCTTACTATAGCGGTTTTAAGTTGTGCAGTTCCTAACATTATATTATTCTTTCTATTATTATTTCAGCAGTGAACTTGAAGTTGATTTGTACTATATCAACAACCTTATACTTAACCTCATCTAGCTCACGCTCTACAGTGTGATCTTCAGTCAAGTCTTCGATGTCCCTTGCGTCGCAAATTATTCTTTTTACGTTTACCGTTCTATACTTACCTTGGTAGTCAGTCCTAACACTAGGAAGGTCTTCTACCGATCCCCAGAACTCTACGGTTTCTTGAGTAGTATAAATAGGTAATCCATCATCATCATAGGCTTGGTCTCCTTGAGTCCTATTTGAGAAGCATACAAAGTATTCGTCTCTCATACCTATATTCTTTCTATCGAACCCCATAGTAACCAAATACCTTAAATGGTGATAAAAAGCTTCTCCAGTTAGTTGTAACCTTCTCAGTTCTTGAGTGGTATAGTTCAGCTACTAAAGCCAATATACCTGGTTTTACTAATGATGAGTCTAGTCCAGCAGTTGTATAAGTGATAGTCACTTTATCTGCTGAGGATTGCTCTAATTTAAAGAGGGGATTATCCAGCCCCTCTACAGTGTAATCGGTATCAACAGTCATAGTCACTCCATCAATGACAACTAAGTCTACTGAAGTAATGGGGCTATAGCGCAAGTTAATCGGCTCACTAATGCAAGCAAAGTATTCACGTCTCTGTTTTGATACAATGTCACTGTTAAGATATCTTTCCGCACGTATTCTAGCGTTTGGAATAATGCTATTAATATAAACATCATCTCTCGTGTTAGTTATACGAAGGTAATTCTTTACCTCATCTAACGTAACAGGCTCTGTAATGCCTATAGTACTTATAATTTGATTGTCCATAATTCTTTGGTTTTTATCCTACCAGGGGAGGGTTATAATATAGCCCCCTCCGAAGAGGGAGCATATATCAATTAATATTAAGCGTTCAATGCAAGGATTGCATGAGCGAAAGTTCCGTTTTGGATAGCGTCAGGCTTACCAACAACAAGAGCGAAACGACCATAAACCTTTAAGCTTACGTTGTTTCTTTCCCAGTCATCACCAGTATAACCCATCTCCATTTTCATACCTTCACGAGTTACAAACTTAACCTCAGAACGGTCAAAGATGTAGAACTCACCAGCAGCAACAGCAGGCACTTCAATCAATTCAGCTCCACCTAAGAAAGAACGTACTTTTCCAGTAGCGTCTACAGTAGATTGTAATTGGTAGTGTCCGTCAGTTCCTTTGATACCTTGTAACTTAGCAATTAAAGCTGGGTTAACGAATACAACTTTCTCACCAGTGAAGTTGATTCCTTTGAAAGAAGCAACAGCAGCGTTGATTACGTCGATTTCGTTAGCAGCAGTACCGTAAGAATCAGCTAGAGAACCAAAGAAAGATTCGAAACCAGCTTGGTCACTTGGAGCTTTCCAAGACTCGATACCTTTAAGAGCATCTGCTCCACCAGCACCATTTAAGATCTGTCCGTTGATAGTGTCAACTAGGTAACCTCTCATGTCTTCTCTGAAGTAGTTTTCAAGAGCAACAGTATCAGCTAACTCTTCACGTGGCACAGTTAAGATGTGACCCATTGTGATGTAAGGAGTT